CACACCATGGGAGCGCCTGCACGAAGTTCTCTTGGGTATGTCCAAGAAGTTGGAAGACTCAGGTGACGGGAAGAAGCGTTATCACGACTCATTGATTAGCAACCCATTGGAGTTGTGTGAGCTATTGACAAAACTGAATGTCACTAACGACCCCAAGTTGGAGGATGCACGTAGGCAAGTAGAACTAGCCATGCTCGGAGCTGACATTGAAGAGGTCAAAGAGGATGCGTTGGTGCGTGAGAATCTGAAGTCCAAGGTGGATGCTATTCTTGGTAAGTTCGAGTGGTAATAACATTTGTTAGGAGTAACTGAATATGAGTATGAATACATTGAGTTTGAGCAACGTAGTTGTAAATGAAGACTTGCAGAAGTCTTTGGATAAAGAAGGCATGAAAATGTCTACGGTCTACGACATACTTGACCCTGTGGTTAGCCGACTGGCTACGCTAAATCCACTGTGGACTTTCGTTGTTGTTAACAGTGGTCATGGTTCGGGTAACAACCGAATAGCTATGGGGTTCACAGTCAAGCTAGATGGTGAAGAGCTAGGTCAGATCGGGTTGAGCTACATGGGCAATCGCGGGCGGGTAATCTGTATCTCCAACGATCGTATTGGTAAGGGCAGACAACGTAGCGATTCGTATCGTACCCAAGATGCCGACAAAGCTATCCTCATGGCGAAGAAGATGTTCGGCAAGATGAACCCATCCGAGCGTATACAGAAGGCTAAGGATGCGGCAGAACGTGTAGTGTCTCGAGCGAGCTGGAACAAAGAGCGTGAGCGTACCCAACATCAAAGCCTTGTTAAGAATGAGATGTTGGCTTGGGTTGAGACCAAAGGACTTGCTACGTTCATGGAGTTTATAAAAGCAGAAGCGATACCCTCGCTCAAGCACAAAGTTACTACGTCTATGGAAAAGGTAGTGCTACTCGATACCGAGATGCAGACTATCGAGAAAGTGCAACAGGACTTTAGTGCTAATAAGACTGCGCTAGTAGTCAAAGACTTGGGTAAATACCTAGTCAAGATAGGTGACAACGTAGAGCTATACGATGATAATACGCTCCCTTTAAATATGCGTATGAAGATAGGCATGCTTAAACTTGTAGAGGACGAGCAGTATCTCACCAATGTAGGTTGCAAGGTATCGAGTGAGATATTTGTTTTGTTGGTCGATGAGCTAACAAATGTTAGCGAAGGAGTATGAGATGAAAGAAGAGTTGAAATACAGTTCAAAGGCTATACCCCTGCGGGGGTGTAATGACCCAAAGTTCAAGTGGATAGATGCGGCGCACACCGACATACGTAGAACATTCCGTAAGGCACGCTTGCTTATCCGTATCACCAAGGGAGCAGCGTATGAAAGCCGTACTTGAGTTCACGTATCCACAAGACGAAACTAAGCTCAAGCATGCGCTAAGAGGTGAGGAGTATTACTTAGCGTTGATTGAGATCGAAAGAGTGCTGAGAAACCCACATCAGTTTGGAGACCGAGCCGACATGCTTGATAGGATTAGTTTCATATTAGAAGGAGTGATTGAAGATGAGCATTAAAAGATGGATTAGAAATTGGTTGTACAACGATGGTGCGGCGTTGATTAGTAGAACTGCTGACGTAGAAGCTTCGCCCGAACATGGCGTGCAGATTTCAATAAACGAAGCAATGAATGGGCGAGTGTTAACCATACGAACGTACAGACCAAACAACCCGCAATACGGAAACAACTGGATTAGTGAGTTGTATGTGCTAAAGGATGGTGAGTCGTTGACCGAAGCATTGACGATGTTGTTAACGCTGAAAGGAATCGACAAGTGAATGGGTTTGTAAACCGGCAACTTCAACTTGGAAGCAAGCAACCCATACACAAGTTCAAGCTATGCAATAAGTGTGAAGAGATGCGACCCCCCGAGGGGGGCATTGAGTTGTCGCCGACTCGGTGGTCGTGCTCTTCATGTTGGGCTAACAGAGTAACTACAAGGAACTTATTAAATGCCAAGACCAAAGCCGCCTGAACCCTTAATTGGTAGGCAAGTAATGGGTAAGCAAGTACGAATGTCAGATAGACATTGGATAATTTTCCAACACCTCGGCGGTGCTGAATGGCTACGCAATTTGTTGGACAAGAAAGACCCATTCCCTAAAAAATATTATGAAAACCTTAAAAAGGATAAACAATGACAACAGGAATTGAAGAATTAAAGTTAGAGAAGAAACGCAAGGGGCGAGGGGTTGGTAAGAAACCCGCGCTGTCCTGCACGAGCCTGCGTCTACCAAAGGAGGTGATGGATTATTTCAACACAAACTTTGCGTATACAAAGCAAGCCAAGATGAGAGAAGTTCTTACCGAGTACGTCAACAATCAAACTAAGGAAACATCATGATCGAATTAGCAAGTGAAACAGTAAATGAAGTAGTAAATGAAAAGCCCGTGACCCAAGCTGAGAGAATCCGTCAGTTTGTAACTGAGCATCCATTCACTAAGGCTACTACCATAGCGAAGAAGATGGGCGTAGATCGTCAGTACGTATACACAGTTATGTGGAACATGAAGAATAAAACTAAGTTGGCAAAGAAGGCAAAGAGTCTCGATAAGCCGATAACGTTGAAAGAAATTAAAGCGGCAACTAAGCGCATACAGGATGAGTTATCTTCCGAACCCAACTGGAAGACGATTGCGTTTAGTTCATCGGACATTCCGTTTTATGAAGATTCAGTTACGGATACAACACCTAACCGCATGGCAGAACTGCAGATCGAAATGTTCGAGCCCGAGTTTGATGATCTAGTGAATCACCCTGCTCATTACAAGGTAGGTGGAATCGAGACGATCGACTTCATTGAAGCTAAGAAGTTGAACTACAACATCGGCAACGTAATAAAGTATCTGACTCGTGCCGACCACAAGGGCAACCGCAAGCAAGACTTAGAGAAAGCCAAGTGGTACTTGGAGCGTGAGTTGAGCACCATGTCCTAACATTTGTTAGGGAAACCACTAGCCACCTTCGGGTGGCTTTTTTACGTCTGTACTATTTACAAAGTAAAAACTTCAGCTACAATCAAGACTTGAAAACAAATTGGAGTTAGTCATGAGGTATGAAGACGCAAGATTAGAAGACAACATATTACTCTGCCCACAGTGCAACAGTAACAACCTACACCAAGGTACAGTCACAGTCTTCAACCGCCAAGAAGACGGCAAGCATACAGAGGTTACGTGTGTTCAAGCACACACTGACACATCGACTGTAATAGTTACTGACGAAACCACAAGCAACCCAAGCCCTAGACGTCATGGCATGCTGATTGAGTTTGAGTGCGAGCATTGCTACGCTTGGGAAGTAGGCGAAGCAATACCCGACAGATTAGTCCTAGCTGTGTATCAGCACAAGGGATTAACGCTGATCGAGTGGGTGAAGTAATGGCAACTACACCTGAAGCCAAGGTCAAGGCAAAGATCAAGGCAATCCTCAAATCATATAGAGCCTACTACGCTATGCCTATCGGTACTGGATACGGCAACAGTGGCGTCCCTGACTTTTTAGTTTGCCTCAACGGAGAGTTCTTGGCGATCGAAGCTAAGGCGGGCAAGGGCGTGCCGACTGCATTGCAAGAAAAGAACATGCGTGAAATCAAAGAAGCAGGGGGCAGGGCGTTGGTCATCAACGAAGAAAGCCTTGAGCTAGAGATACTTGAAGCCGTATTGGACAACATGCTATGACAATCGTAACTCGTGACGCGCTGTACAAAACATTGCTACCCACACTAGAAAAGATGTTCGATGACCAGTATGCGAATTATAGAGATGGGACTGAGTACCACGTGCGTTCACGTTATGGCAAGTACAGTATCTACAAATGGGAATACAACGGCGGCATACGTAAAAATAGCACGACCCTAGCCAAAGGCTTAGACAAAGAGACTGCCACAGGCATGATGAAACTTTTAAAGGAACCAAAATGAGTGAAATGTGTAGCGGAGTGCGTACCTTGGTAGCACGTATGGAATCAAACCCCGAAGAGTTCTTTGGTGATGCAACAAAGTGGCGGTTCATGTTTGCCGCAAACTTTCGTGAGGTGCTGACCGAGCCCGAGAAGGGCGCATTGCACGAGGCGCTGAAAGAAGTGCGCCGCAAAGAGTTCGACACCTTGGTGGTGAAAGAGCTGATGAAAGAAGAGATGGAGCAGTCTGTTGTGACTATGAGGGCATCGGGTAGGTATGCAATGCAACCCCAATTAAGTACTAGTACCGGCACTGCTACCACAGGGGCAAGTTCGAACCTATACACAACTGCCTTGCAAGTCGGCAACGAAACAATTACTGAGGAAGACGTTAAGAGTATGAAAGCATCAACAACATCGTCGGGGTGGTTCAAATGAAACTAATTGAAAAGTTTATGCTCAAGCGTTGCTCTACCGAAGTACAGGTAATGCTCACACGCATGAAGGAACGCCCCGAGGATTTCGACTACGGCTCAGCTTGGAAGAAGCTCGTTGAGATTGCCGACGATACACGTAGCCCGTACACAAAGATTGAGCGCAAGCTGATACTCAAGTACTGGAAAGAATGTCAGTTGCAGCGGGATCGTAAAAAGTTGCTTGCCCAAATCATGCAACAGACAATCAATCCGACTACTCGAGAAGATATAGAGGATGGAGCAATTTCTAAAGCCTATTATCAAAACCTAGCGAAGTCAATGCAAGCCACAAAGGAAGCGGTACAAAGCGGAGTACTCTCAGGATACAACGACCCACGTACGCTATACGGACAGTACGGACAAAACAATGCGGCACAAGGCAGAATAGTATGAACATATTAACGATTGACTTCGAGACATATTATTCTCGTGAGTTCAGCCTAACAAAAGTTACCACTGAGGAATACATTCGTAGCCCCCA